CTAGAAATTGAGCATATTAAGCAACACATGATCCTTTGGTATACAAGTCAGGCAAATGCCTACGTTACCCAAGGAACTGATATTGATCTCAAGAAATATGCTGAGAGCAAGATGCAGAAAAGTGGAATGGTCAAGTGGCGAAGGTTATCGCTATAGGCCCTCTGGCGTTTAAGAAGCGCGACACGATGGAAGACTGGCCTGAAGGGGCATGGGCTCGTGTAGGCGACTATATTCGCGTTCCAAAGTGGGGCGGTGATCGTTGGGAAGTGCCAGTAGATGGCCAGCCTGATGAAGATCCAGCTCTGTTCATGGTGCTAAACGACCATGAGGTTATCACCCGAGTAACGGGCAATCCATTAGAGATGAGGGCATTCGTATGAGTACAGATGCTAATAAAGAGCCAGACTTGTTCGTTAAGGAAGGCGTTGACGGTTCTGCAACCGTTGATCTACCTGACGATCTGGCAATGCATGATGAGGATGATGCTCCTCAGCAGGCAGCTACCCCAGAGGAGCTTGACGAAGCTGATGCTAGGGCTGAAGCTGCAGAGATTGCCGCCACTGGCGACATAGACCCTGAAGCTGATGCTATGCGTGCGGCTAAACGCAATAAACGCAAAGCTCGTAAGGAATACCACCGCCAAGTTGCTACTGAGAAAGACGTTCGCCTGCAAAACCTGCAACGTCAGAACCAAGAGCTACTTGAGCGTCTCTCTGTAGTAGAGAGGAAGACAGCTGGTGCTGATTTAGCCCGTATGGACAAGGCTATTGAAGATCAGCAACTTCGTATCGAGTATGCGAAGCGCAAGATGAAAGAAGCCACCGAATCAATGGATGGTGATCTGTTGGCTAGTGCTCAAGAAATGTGGTACGACGCCCGTCAGCAGTCTGAGAACCTTGAAGGTGTAAAGAAGCGCATGGTAACGCCTGACAAGGCACAGACCATTGAGCAAGACCCTATGCTGCAGCGGTACGCAGCAAAGTGGATGGAAGCTAATCCTTGGTACAACGCACAAGCTAAGGACATGGATTCCCGTATAGCTATGACTGTAGACCAAGCCCTTGCCGACGAAGGTTGGGATCCTAAGTCTCCAGAATATTGGGAAGAGCTTGACAACCGCTTGTCAAAAGTATTACCTAACCGTTATACTGACTTCACTGATGAGAAACCAGTAAACCGCCGTCCGAGAAGCGTTGTAACCAGTTCGGGGCGCGAAGTGTCGAGTAGTAGAGGTGGAAGTGGAAATTCATTCACTCTGTCTCGTGAGCAGGTAACTGCTATGAAAGATGCTGGCATGTGGGACGATCCTGAAAAAAGGAACCGCATGATAAAGCGCTACGCAATGGAATCACGTCAACGTAATCAAAGGGGTTAATCATGGATTCTCGTTTAAAAAAATCTCTCTCTGCAGGTGGACGCGAAACATCTCGCGTTAGTCATGACTCAGCTCGTGAGGCACCCGAAGAAACTTTTGTGTCGTCTGAAGAACGTCGAAAGATGTGGAAAGATGAGTGGACACAAAGCGCTTTGCCTAATGCACCTGATATACCCGGCTGGCATTTATGCTGGTTATCAACAACCAATAGTTACGACGGCATCGATAAACGGATTCGTCTCGGTTATGTCCCAGTGCAAGCTGAGGATATAAAAGGGTTTGAGAATTACCGTGTAAAGGCTGGCGAACATACTGGTTACATTGCGTGTAACGAAATGCTTTTGTTTAAGATTCCTATGGATCAGTATCAAGAAATTATGGCGCACTTCCATCACGATGCACCACTGGAAGAAGCGAATAAGATCAAGCTACAAGCAGAGCAAGCCGTTGGACGTGATAGCCGAGGCAGAGCCCTCGGTCAAGTTGAGGGTGAGGGCATTGAGCAATTGGACAAACCGTTGCCTGCGCCATCATTTGCTGGCTAGGCATTGTTTATAACTGATAGGAGTTAACTATGTCTTCGACATCTGCTCCGTTCGGCCTGCGCCCTGCGTTTCATCCTTCGGGTCTTGATCGCGCTGTGGCTCTTGCTGGCGGTATTGTTTCTGGCTATGGATATGACATCCTCAAAGGCCAACCTGTTTTACTGACCACTGCCGGTCAACTGAATCCTGCAACTACTGGTGATGCATTCCAAGGTGCCTTTGCTGGCGTTGAGTGGACTGACACTACTGGTCGTCGTCGTGTTTCTAACTACTGGCCTGCGTCTACTGCATACACTGCTGGTTCTTGCATTGCTTACTACTACTCTGATCCAAACATTGTGTATGAGATTCAAGTAGACGGTTCGCTGACTCAAGCCGCTGTTGGTGAGCAATATGACCTGACCAACACGACTGCTGGTTCTAACGTGACTGGTCTATCGCAATGCACGCTCGGTACTTCCGCTGCTGGCACTTCTGCTGTAAAGCAGATGCGTGTTATTAATTTGGCCCCCAATGTAGATAATGCATGGGGTGATACGTATGTTGTCGTTCAGGCGCAGATTTCTAAGCACCAGTACGTCGCAACGATTAACGCTATCTAAGGAGGGCTAAAACATGGCAGCCCCAATGAGAAGTACCGACTTTCGTAGCATTGTCGAACCAATTCTGAATGAGTGTTTCGATGGTGTCTACGATCAGCGTACCGACGAATGGTCACGAGTTTTCCGTGAGCAAGAAGGTATCCCACGTAACTATCACGAAGAGCCAGTTCTTTATGGCTTTGGCGCAGCTCCACAACTGCCTGACGGTACTCCAGTATCGTATCAACAGGGTGGTGTTCTGTTCCTGCAGCGCTATGTTTACCAAGTCTTCGGTCTGGCCTTTGCGCTGACCAAAGTTCTGGTTGAAGATGGCGACCACATTCGTATCGGTCAAGTGTATGCCCGTCACCTCGCTCAGTCATTGATTGAGACTAAAGAGACTCTGTCGGCTAACGTATTGAACCGTGCGTTTAACTCTGCATACCCCGGCGGTGACGGTGTACAGCTGAACTCAGCTTCACACCCAATCGTTAACGGCACTGTGTCTAACTTACTGACTACTGCAGCCAACCTGTCCCAGACTTCTTTGGAACAGATGTTGATTCAGATCCGTCAAGCAGTTGACAACAACGGCAAGAAAATCCGTTTGGTTCCACGTCAAATCGTTGTAGCTCCCGGTAACGTGTTCCAAGCTGAAGTTTTGCTGAAGTCTGTTCTGCGTAGCGGCAACGCTAACAACGACATCAACCCAATCAAGTCGATTGGTCTGCTGGATGAAGGCGCTGCAGTATTGTCGCGTCTGACTTCTTCCACCGCATGGTGGGTACAGACTGATGCACCAGAGGGCATGAAGCTTCTGATGCGTCGTAAGCTTGAGAAGACGATGGAAGGCGACTTTGAAACTGACTCGATGCGCTACAAGGCAACCGAGCGTTACCAAGTTGGCTTCACCGACTGGCGTGCTATGTACGGCACTCCCGGCGTATAAGCAACACGGGGTTGGGATAAAACCCAGCCCCTTTTTTATTTAATCATTCGTCAAACTTTTCAAGGAGCAGACGATGCCCCAATTTTCAGATGACCTATTCTTAGGCCCTGCCCAGACCTTTATGGGTACTGGTCTTCGTCCTTACACTTCAACTTTTACTGGCTCAATTGCTACAACCACGCTGACCGTCACCGAAATGTTGACTGGTTCTCCAATCGTGCTTGGTATGTACATTGACGGCTCAAGCGTAACTGATGGTTCTTACATCACCGCATTTGTAACTGGCAGTGGCGGCGTTGGCACTTACACAGTAAGCGCTTCGTCTACTGCGTCTAGCACCACTATTACTGCACATACCAATGTGCCAATTGATAACCCTTCTCCAATGGACTTGGGTATTGGCCCTCTTGGCCGTATCTACGTTTGGGACATCATTCCACAAGCTTTGGTTACAAATAACATTGCTGCTACACAGACCCCTGCCGCTGCTGGTTCGCTCACGCTGACTGCTGGTACTTCTGTGAAGTCTGTAACTAATGCTAGTGGTGTAACCGTGTTGCAGTTAGATTGCCCTCGCGCAGTTCAATTGACTACAGCGTCTGGCACGATTGTTACAAGTCGCAACCTGACTGTTTCTGGCTACGACTATTATGGTCAAGCAATGAGTGAAGTAATTGCAACAGGGACAACCTCTTCTGCCGTGGCTAACGTCGCTGGCAAAAAAGCGTTCTTCCAAATCTCTGGCATCACAATCAGCGGTTCATTACCAGTAGCAATTACTGTTGGCACTACTGATGTTTTGGGCTTGCCAGTTCGCGTGTTTAACGTGTCTTACGTTGCAAGCGTTAAGAGCAACAACACACTAGCGCAAGATGCTGGTACGTTTGTAGCTGCTGCAACGCAAACTGCAACAACTACGACTGGTGACGTTCGCGGTACATATGCCCCTGCCACTGCATCGAACGGTATTGTTCGTACAACAATGGGAATTCTGTTGCCTGCTATCGCTGTTGGCCCTAACGCTACTCGCGTTGGTGCTCTCGGCGTAACCCAAGCCTAATAGGAGACAGTCATGGGTCAATTTAAACCAATGGTCAAAATGATGACCACAGAGCCTACTGTTGAGCTAAAACTCAAAAATGGTGGCGCTGTTGCTATGAAGAAGGGTGGCTCTACTACCAAAGCTAAGAAAATGGCTATGGGTGGTGATCCTATGATGAGTGGTGAGCCCGGTATGGCTTCAGAGATGATGGGTGCCCCACGTATGCCATCAGGCCCTGTGGGAGGCTCTGCAGCTCCTGTGGTTGGCCCACGTCGTCCACCAATGTCAATGCGTCGCAAGGCAATGAAGCCGCCTATGCGTCCTCCTATGGCGGCTCCTGCGCCTATGGCACCCCCATCAGCACCAATGATGAAAAAGGGTGGCAAGGCTCATGATGACGTAGCTCAAGACCGTGCAATGATCAAGAAGGCGATGGCTGGTAAGAAGTTTGCTACTGGCGGCAAAGTTACTGGCGGTGTCCCAAATGGTCAGGGTGGTTACAAGAAGGGTGGTCTGGCTTCTAGCGGGATCATCAATACTGAGAACCAAGGTGGCGAGTATCGCAATACAAAGATGCACACTGCAAAGCCTGATCACTCCCCAGCTAAAACTGGTGATGTGAAAAATGGTAATGGCGGTGGTTACAAAACTGGTGGCGTAGCTAAATCAAACGGTGGCGGCTACAAGAATGGTGGTGCCTCAAAAAAGTTTGCTGACGGGGGTTCGGTGCAGTCTGATGGACGCCCCGTCAAAATGGCACAGGGAGCTAAAAAACCCTCCAGCCCAGTGAGCATCAACCAGTTATCTGGCACCTTTAAAAAGGGTGGCAAGGTAACTGCTGCAGAAAGTAAGTTGCTATCAGCCAATAAAGCTGAGAATGCTTCCACCATGAAAGCTGCGAAAGCAGTAAAGCTTGATCAATACAGCAAGTATCAAAAGCCTGTAAAGAAGATGGCTGATGGTGGAGATCCTAACCGTGCAGCATGGGAAGCTGATGAGCGTAAATTTAACGAAGGACTACGGTCTGACGTTGAGGACGTCATTACTTATCCATTACGCAAAGGCAAAGAGCTATTTAACAAAGTAAAAAACAGTAATTTAGTTAAAGAAGCTGGCGAGTTTGCTGATGAGTATGGCGACTTGTACATGAAAGGTTTAGGCTTACGTTCGCAGAATGCTCCCGGCCCACGGGCAATTACCAAAACCAAGCAGTCGGTTACGGTATCTAAGAAGCGTGGCGGTAGTGCTTGTTGAAAATGAGTAGGGGGTTCGCCCCCTACTTTTGATTGGAGAATTAAATGTCAACATTGACAAATGTATTCGCAGCGCACGCAAATGCTACGGGATCAATTTACGGTGGCGCTACTAATCTTGGTGGTTATCAAATCAAGCCCGGTGGTACGGCTGGCACTATTGAGTTACGCGATGGCGGTTCAAGTGGCACTTTGTTGCTTGAGTTGGACATTACTGTCAATACGGCTGTAATTGCAACGCTTTTACCCGGTAATGGAATTCGGTTTAATACAAATATTTATGCAGTTTTGCCAGCAAGTGCAGCAATTACTATTTTCTGTGGCTAATCATGCCAGCGAAGTCCAAAGCTCAGTTTAAGTTGATGAAGGCTGTTGAGCATAACCCTGCTGTTGCTAAACGGGTTGGCATGTCTTCATCTAAAGCAGCGGAATACACAGAATCTAACGTAGGAAAAAAAGCCTTCGGGAAGCTCCCATCGAAGTTAAAAGAGGGAGGCCCTTCTCTTTCCGTAGGTCGAGGCGAGAAGCTACCAGCGGAGCAGGGGGCTGGATTGACGGCCAAGGGTCGTGCAAAGTACAACAGGGAGACGGGTAGTGATCTGAAGGCTCCACAGCCTGAAGGTGGCCCACGCAAGAAATCTTTCTGTGCTCGGATGGAACCTATAGCAAAAAGCTCTGAGCGCGGCTCTCGCTCACGGGCATCTATGAAACGCTGGAACTGCTCGGGGTGGTAAATGGCTTATTCAGGCACAGTTAGTACGACAGTAATCAATGTCCAGCAGCTGATAGACCACGGTGCTCGTCGTTGCGGTAAATTAGCTGAAGAGCTGACGTCTGAGCAGCAGGTAGCTTCACGTCAGTCTTTATATTTCCTGTTATCCCATTTAATCAACCGTGGCATTCAATACTGGGCGATTGATAAGAAGGTTATAGGACTGTCTGCCGACAAATACATATACAGCCTACCTTCTGGCGCTGTAGACGTCCTAAACGCCCTGTATCGCAAGATGAATCGCCCTTCAGGTGATTACACCTCCTCTGCAGGCGGCGTAGTAGCGAATGTTTACGACAGCGACGTTGATACATATTGCCAACAGACATCAACCAACGGAAATATCCAAGTCTTTTATGGCACGAACACTCCTATTTATGCTGGCAGTATTGGCATTTTGCCTTACGTGTCTGGCGGCGGCTCTGCCACTTGGTCAGTCACTTTTGAGTATTCGACTAACGGAAGCACATGGTCAACCCTTCAAGACCTTGGCTCTGTAACTGTTACTGACAACCAATGGATTTGGACTGATATAGATCCCGGTCAATCTGTGATGTACTACCGTGTGCGTGTGTACAACAGCACGACATTAGCTTTGCGTGAGCTCTACATTGGTAACAACAGCACTGAGATACCAATGGCTCGTTTGAACCGTGATGACTATACAAGTTTGCCAAACAAGAACTTCACAGCTAACCAGCCGTTCCAATATTGGTTTAACCGCACTATCCCTGTGCCTGAGTTATACCTATGGCCAGTCCCTAGTGACCCGTTTATTCAGATGACTGTGTGGTACTCGCGTCAGATTATGGACGTAGGCTCATTGACTGATGAGCTTGAGATCCCACAGCGGTGGTATGAGGCTACAGTGATGATGCTGTCTCACAGGATGAGCCTAGAGTTACCCGGCGTTCAGATGGACAGGATTGGCTATCTGGAAAAGATGGCAGCGCAATATTTGATGGAAGCTGAGCAAGAAGAGCGTGATAAGTCTCCGATTTACATTAGCCCTAACATTTCAGTCTACACAAGATAATGCCAGTATTTCTTGATACTAGAGGTTACTCAGACATCGCAATTGCGGTGTGTGATCGCTGTAAAATGAAGCGTCCTCATGCTGAGCTATCTAAAGACCCAAACTTTCCGGGGTTGATGGTATGTGAGCAGGGGTGTAAGGATCAGTTTGACCCGTATAGATTACCTGCGCGGAAGACAGAGCGCATTACGTTACGGTTCCCTCGTCCTGACGAGAGTGTGGCTGATGATCCAACAGGCATTACAACAAATGCACCGAATGAATTTGTTATTTCGCCTGAGCAGAACACAGATACACCTGAGCAGAATGGCAATCTTGACAATTTGAGTCCGAGTCCATAATGGCAAATATACAGATTACCCAATTACCTGCTGGTGGTGCAATTACAGGGACAGAGCAGGTACCAGTTGTCCAGAATGGGGTGACTGTTCGCGTCTCTACAGCAGCTATTGCAGCGTCTCCTGCCCAGCAACAGACCTTCCTAACCCTAAATCAAGAGTCCACATTACCTAATTCAAGGGCTTTGTCAGGTAGTACGGGCATTGGTTTGACTGATGGTGGCGCTTTAAGCACCCTTCAGATCACGTTAAACGGGGCTTCAGGCAGTTTAGAGGCAGCAAGTAATGGGTTGGTAGCCAAAACAGGCGCATCGACCGTCACAAACCGTTCTATAGCGGTTTCTGGCAGTGGTTTAAGCGTTACTAATGGCTCTGGAGCGTCTGGCGACCCTACTTTAGCTCTTAGTGGTCTGCCTGCAAGCTTAGCTGGTCTGTCTGGCACAGGTATTTTGAACATGATTGGCAGTACAAGCGTCGGAACTATTACGATTCTTGGCACAAGCGACCAAATTACTGTTGTAAATGGGAATGGTGTCGGAAATCCGACTATTTCTATTACTGCTAACCCTGTTTTGCCGGGTACTGGTGGTGTGGTTGTGCCTTCTGGCAATACTGCAGACCGTCCAGCGGTTCCAACTAACGGAACTATCCGCTACAACACCGATGTTGGTCTGTTTGAAGCGTATTTGAACGGTGCATGGTCAACTATTGCAGCTGGCTCGGGCGTTACGTCTGTCGCTACGGGTACTGGATTGACTGGTGGCCCAATTACTTCGACTGGCACCATATCTATTGACAGTACGGTGGTTACGTTAACTGGAACCCAGACACTTACTAACAAATCAATAAGCGGTTCTACGAATACGCTTAGTAACATTGCAAATGCTAGTCTAACTAACAGTGCAATCACGATTAACGGCAATTCTGTGTCTTTGGGTAGTAGCACAACTGTTACTGCGTCCACTACTAGTACCTTAACTATTGGCACTGGCTTATCTGGCACTAGCTTTAATGGTGGCTCCCCAGTAACTATTGCGATTGACTCAACTGTAGCTACGTTGACTGGCACTCAGACGTTTACAAACAAGTCTATTAGTGGATCAACCAATACATTTACGAATATTCCTAACAGCGGCCTGACAAATTCTGCAGTAACTGTTGGATCGACTGCAATTAGTCTTGGTGCCACGTCTACTACGTTAGCTGGACTAGTTTCAGTTACGTTAACGCAAGACCCAAGCGCTGATTTGCAGGCGGCTACTAAGCAATACGTTGATGCCAAAGCTTCTACTGGCTTGGCTTACCATGCGCCTGTGCAAGCTGCTACTACACAAAGTTTGGCTGCTCAGACTGGCGGCACGGTTACATATAACAACGGCACTGCGGGTGTAGGCGCGACAATTACTCTGTCAGTTGCTTTAATTACGTTGGATGGCTATTCGCTGGCTAACACTAACCGTATTCTAGTTAAGGATGAGGTTAATCAAGCTTATAACGGCGTCTATACGTGGGCTACAGGCGGTACAGTCCTTACTCGCGCTACTGATGCAGACACTTACGGTTCAGGTGTTAACCAGCTAAGTCAGAATGATTACTTTTTCGTTCAAAACGGTACTGTTAATAAGGGTAGTTCGTTTGTAGTTACTACTGTTGGCACAATCACTTTTGGTACTACAGCTATTACTTTTGCAGAGTTTAGTAACTCTCAAGTGTATTCAGCTGGTACTGGATTGACCTTAACTGGTACAACTTTTAGCATTACGAATACAGGCGTTTCTGCTAACTCTTACGGTGTGGCGGCGTCTGTTCCTACTATTGCGATCAACGCACAGGGTCAGATTACTAGTGCAAGTAATACGGCGATTGCTATTAACGGCAATCAGATTACATCTGGCACTGTTGGATCTTCGTATATCACTGGGTCATACACTGGCATTACTGGTGTCGGCACGCTAACTGCGGGTACGTGGAATGCTGATGCGGTGCAGGCTTTGTATGGTGGTACTGGGTTAACGTCTTACACGGCTGGTGATCTTATTTATGCTTCTGGCACAAGTGCGCTGTCAAAATTAGGGCTTGGCACACAAGGTCAAGTATTGGTTGCAGGGGCGTCTGCGCCTACATGGAGTGGTATTTCTGGAGGAACTTTCTAAATGGCACAGACTAATTACACGCCAATATCGCTGTATTACAGTACAACGGCGGCAGCTGTCCCAGTTAATACCAATTTGGTTAACGGTGAGCTGGCAATTAACATTACTGACGGCAAGCTGTACTACAAAGATAACGCTGGCGTAGTAAAACTACTGGCAAGCAACGCGACAACTACTAACGTCTCGTCTATTACCTTTGGCACTACTGGCTTAACCCCAAGCACAGCCACTACAGGCGCTGTAACGGTCGCTGGTACGTTAAACATAGCCAATGGTGGTACAGGTATCACTTCGTTTGGAACGGGCGTAGCAACGGCTCTAGGCCAGAATGTAACGGGTTCTGGAAGCATCGTTTTATCTACTAGCCCAACCTTAGTGACGCCTGCTTTGGGTACCCCAAGCTCTGTGACCTTAACTAATGGTACTGGCTTACCTATTTCTTCTGGCGTCAGCGGTTTAGGAACAAACGTAGCAACTGCTTTGGCGGTCAACGTAGGAACTGCAGGCGCTGTAGTTGTAAATGGTGGCGCACTAGGAACTCCATCTTCAGGCACCTTAACTAACGCTACTGGTTTACCATTAACAACTGGCGTGACAGGCACTTTGCCAATAGCGAATGGCGGCACAAACGGTACATCTGCTCCTACGGCTGGTGCTGTTCCTTATGGCACAGGCACTGCGTATGCATTTACTGCTGCTGGTACTAGTGGTCAGGTATTAACAAGTAACGGTTCTAGTGCTCCAACATGGGCAGCTGCTTCTGGCGGTATTTCAACAGGTAAGGCCATTGCTATGGCTATGATCTTCGGCTTCTAAGGAGTTTTTAAATGGCTAACCCTAATATTGTTAACGTAGTTAGTATTTATGGAAATACTGCATACGTTACCCCAACTGCTGCTGCTACAAACACGTTCAACTGGACGTATAACGGCGCTACAGCACTACCCGGCTTGATTCCAGCGGTAGGCACAGTTAATCGTTTACCTGAAATATCTGTCGCAAATACGACATCATCCGCTGTTACAGCCTCGCTGATTG